GCACTGCGCATAGCCGGCCGCGATGATCTCGTGGCACTCGGGGCATTCCTTGGCCACAGGCTGTAGGCTGGAGGCTGCAGGCTGTAGGGTCGGGATTCGGAGCTGATCGACCGGCCCGTGCCTCAGGATGTTGCCACCGAAGTCGAGCACCAGGCAGTCGGTCTTACCGGGATGCAGCCGGAAGCCGCGTCCGACCATCTGGTAGTAGAGTCCCGGCGACAACGTGGGCCGCACCAGCGCGACGCAGTCGATGTTCGGGGCATCGAAGCCCGTCGTCAGAACGTTGACGTTGCAGAGGTACTTCAGCGTGCCGGCGCGGAAGCGGCGCAGCAGCTCGTCACGCTCGAACGGCAGCGTTTCCCCGCAGACGAAGCCGCATTCCACGCCGTGCCGCTCCTGGAGCACCCGCGCGATGTGCTGCCCGTGCCGGATGCCTGACGCGAAGATCAGCACGCTCTTGCGGTCCGGCGTGTACTGGACGATCTCCCGACAGGCGGACAAGACGAGGTCATCCTCATCCATCAGGTCTTCGACTTCGCCGGCCACGTACTCGCCGGCGCGGACGTGGAGCTTGTCGGTGTCGGGCTTGTGCGTGCCGGCCTTGGTGCGCAGCGGGCACAGGTAGCCCTGGACGATCAGCTCGCGCACGCCGACCTCGTAGCAGATCTGGTTGAGAATGCCGTCCGGCGAGCAGATCGGGCCGCTGTTCATGCGGAACGGCGTGGCGGTGGTGCCGATGATGCGGAGCTGCGGGTTGATCGCCCGGGCGTCGCGGATGAACTGGCCGTACCGGCCCTCATCCTCGCCGGGCTGAATGAGGTGGGCCTCGTCGACGATCACAAGGTCGACGGCACCGATGTCGGCCGCCCGCTGATAGACCGACTGGATGCCCGCCACGGTGACGGCGTAGCCCAGGTCGCGCCGCTTCAGCCCGGCCGAGTACAGTCCCAGCGGCAGGTTGGGCGCGACCGCACGGATCTTCTCCGCGACCTGCTCGAGCAGCTCCCGGACGTGTGCCAGGATCAGTACGCGCCCATTCCAGCGCTGGACGGCCTCCGTGCAGATCGCCGCGATCACGTGCGACTTGCCCGCCGCCGTCGGCAGCACGCAGACGGGGTTGTCGTCGCGCTGGCGCAGATGGCGCCAGACCGCCTCGACCGCCTCACGCTGGTAGGGTCTCAACTCCATGCCGCGCTGCCTTGAATTGCTTGGCCTAGCCATGCCCCGCTTCGCCACGCCTCGCCGGCTTGAACAGAGGGAATCACTCCGACACCTCCGTGCCGTCGGGGAGAATGCAGCGGTCATCCATGATCGGGATCGTGTAGAGCGTGTCGCTGCGCCGGCCGAGATAGCCGAGGATGAAGGCGTTGACCCACTCGACGGGTCGCCCGGTGCCATAGAGCGGAATCGGCTTGCACAGACACCCGGCGGACCGCGCCTGGATCACGCTGCCGGGCGACCAGATGTTCTGGATGATGCACGCGTCGGCCCGGTGCGTGTGCCCATGGATGACGCTCTTGCCCTGGCTGATTTGGAGGTGGTTCTTCGTGGCGTGCCGGGCGTACGACCAGCCATGCACGGCGATGATGCGTTCGTTCACCGGGTAGTGCGGATACGTCCCGTCGGCCGAGCCGTAGGGCACGTAGACGAATCGCGACCGGCCCTTGGACAGCCGGATGCGCGGGGCGAGCATCGAATACGCGCCGCGTCCCTCGGCGGCCACGGCGGCCCAGCGGTCGAGGCGGTACTCGTGGTTGCCCTCGACCATGACCAGCCGCCCGCAGACCTTCTGGAGCCGGTCGAGCAGGCCGTTCGCGACGCGGAGATCATCGACGTACTCGGTCTGGGGCACGCCGAACGTGGGCGGGTGCGCGGAGAACTGCCCGCAGTCCAGCAGGTCGCCCAGGCAGACGATCAGGTCCGGCCGCAGCCGCTCGGCCGCACGACAGAAGACCCGCACCGCCTTCTCGTTCTGGTGCGGGACGTGCACGTCCCCGAAGGCCAGCATCGTCCGGCTGTGGCGCTTGGCCATCACTCCTCCCCCGCGACCATCGCGGCGGTACGCGCGTAGCCGGCGATATCGACCAGGTTGTCGCGCTTGTGGCAGTGGCTCTGGCGGGCCAGCTTGATCGCGATCATGCACAGCGGGATGTCCATCGCGCTGATCGCCTGGCCCTCGCGCAGCTTGTGTGCCAGGATGCCGGTCCACATCAGCGCCGTGCGGGCGAAATCGTCGGCCGGCGCGCCGTACTCCGCACGCCGTGTGCCCGCGGTGATGCGCTTGGCCTCGTCGAGGATCGACTCGTCCTGCGAATGTTCGACGAGCCGCAAGCGATGGAGCGCGACCGTGGGCGTCGGTGCACCGGCCAGCGGCTGAAGCGTGACTGCGTCGATGACCTCGCAGCCCAGCTCGCGGGCGACCAGGTACTCCAGCTTGGCCCCGCGCGACTCTTCCCAGCCCGGCAGCAGGGCCAGCGCGTCGCACTGCGTCAGCATCGCCAGGTCGAGCCGCAGGTACGCTTCGCGCGGCAGGTCCTTGCGGCCGCCGAAGTTCTCGGCGGGGTTGAAGACCGCCCACCCGGCCGCGGCCAGGCGCTGGGCCGCCGCGTGGAACGCCGCGAAGTTGCAGTCCGGATAGCCGGACATCGGCCCGGCGATGTAGATGCGCTTCGGTTCGCCCTGCGTCACGGCGCGGCCCTCCGTCTATTCGAGTGCGGGATCAGTTCAGGCTGACGCGTTCGGTCATCGGGAACGGCAGCGGCCGGCCGTTGCGCGGCGCGATGCGCACCACGACCTTCCCGCCGGGCACGATCTCGGCCTTCTCGACCAGCAGCCAGACGATCTGCGCGTCGTCGTGGAACGCTCCGCCCGCCTGAAGTGCGTCATTCAGACTTTTGAGTGCATTGTCCACATCGCGTTTGCGCCGATCGGGCGGATACAGTTCGACGTGGACCGCCAGCGGGCCGGCTTGCGGCGTCACGCCGGCGGCCCTTAGCAGCGCGCCCACCCGCTTGCGGTAGGCGCGCCCCTGCCGGCTGATCAGCATCCGGCCGCGCCAGGTGCGCCAGTAGTGATTGACGCTCGGCGGCCAAGGCAGCGTGATGGTGGTCATCCGTGACCTCGTATTGAGACCTGAGCACTCAAGCCTCGGGCCTCAAGGCTCAAGCCTGCTCAGCGCTTCCACGGCGGCGTGCCGTTGTTGCCGCCGACCGCTGGCACGCGCGGCGCAGCCGTGTCCTTCTTCGCATATCCCTTGATGACGTTGGTGGGCTCGGCCGTGTCCTTACGCGGTTTGACCCCGACGGTGAGGATCAGCGGCACGTTGTGCAATTCACACGAGTCCTTCGGCGCCGGCACCCCAACGGCGCGACAGATGGCCGACAATTCCGCTCGTGCGATCCGCACTGTGGTGGCATTCTTGTTGTCCAAGTTCAACCGGCTCCACAGCAGGCGCCCCTTGTACTCGCCCTCGATGATCTGGAAGGCGAACTGGAGGTACTGCCCATCGCCGTTCTTCGTCGGCTTCATCTCCGAGTCGACGATCACGGCCAGATACTTGCCGGGCGGGATGGCCTCGAACGCGAAGTTGGGATCGACCTCGTTGGCGTTGAATCCGTTCAGTGCGGGCATGTTCAGGCTGCTCCTTTCTCAGCGGATGTCTCGGTATCAACCAGGGGGTTCTCGCCGCGTACGAATGCGGCGTAGACGCGGTAGTCGAGCGGGATTTCGTCGGGGAGATTCAGGCGGTTCTTGGCCACGTGGGCCGGCCGCTCCGTCGTGCGGATGATCCGCTCGCCCGTGCCGATGCCCTGCACACGCTTGCGGCCGAAGCCTTCATCACTGGTTTTCGTATGGACGCGATACGTCGCGAATAGCACTTCATCGCACCATTGCTGCACCAGGGCGGCGGCGTGCTTCTGTAGTCGGGGCACGTAGCGGTCGAACGTGTCGCACTGGGGATCGGCGAACTTCTCGATGTGCGAGTGGGCGATGAGAATCACCGCCATGCCGCGCTCGCTGCGCAGCGCGTCCAGACCGGCGAGCACCTCGCGCCATTGAGTGAGCGCGAAGACGTAGCCCTTCGCAAAGGGGACATCTTCGATCGACTCGACGTTGCGGTCCTGGCAGACCTTCGCCCAGATCAGCCGCTCCAGCCAGTCGAGCGAGTCGATGACGACGGTGCGATATTCGTGCGGCTCCGTGTAGAGCGCGCCCAGCGCCGCGATCGCGTCGCTGTACTTCGTGGCCAGCGGAAAACGATCGCAGACGATATCGCCCAGGCCGTCTTCGGTCGCGATGAAGATCGGTCGCTCCGCCATCGCTGCGAAGCTGCTCTTGCCGATGCCGGCTGTTCCATACAGCAACGTGCGCCGTGGCAGGTTGACCTTGCCGCGTTGAATCTGTTGAAGATCCATGTCTACCTCCTCTCGTGAGCCAGCGTCACCGCGCTATGCCGCGTTTCTCCAGGCTGTGCCGGGCCTTGCTCCGCCACGCCCCGCCTGACCACGCTCCGCCAAGCCAGCATCGCGCCGCCTAGCCCCGCCTTGCGCCACCTAACCCCGCCATGCCTCGCCTCAACACGCCTGCGGTGCCCCGCCGTGCCGCTCCGGGGCCTGCCAGGCCTCGCTAGACCTCGCCTTGGCGCGCCTCGCCGGCTTTGTTTCGCCATGCCGCTGCTCATCTCGCCGCGCTGTGCCCAGCCGAAACCAGCCTCGCTTGCGCACTGTTTCCGGTCTGACTGGCCGCCTGGCGCGCGGCCTGGATGATTGCTCGGCAGATCGGCTTGAGTTCAGCGAGCCGCTCGTAGCGCAAGCGCCAGCTCTCGGCCTCGCGCAAAGCCTGGGCGAGTAGCTGTTCACGCAGACGGGGCTCGTTCAGGACGTCATGAAGGCTGCGGTAGCTATTGCCGGCAGTGCGGTCGTTTTGCAGCGACACGTACGCGCGGACCGGTGGCGAGTCTTCGTCCACCACGTGGACCGCGCAGCGGATGATCTGCCGCGCCTGCTCGAGCCGGTACTGCTCCGCTGCCTTGCTGTCGTCCCACTCGAACTCCGCGTGCAGCGCGGTCTGCGGATCGCGGGCGAAGGCGACCACGTCGGCCGGCCGCAGAATGCCGCCATGCCGCTTGCGGACGAGCTCCAGTTCCTGTGCGACCGCCGGGGATGCCATCACGCGCTCTCCTTGATTGCGAACAGACCCCAGCCCATGCCATTGGAGTTCGCACTGTCCGGTCGGCCCGCCCCGATGCCCACCTGAATCCCCGCCCGCGCCAACAGGTTGGCCACGTCGAGGAGCGTGAACTGCTCGGCGTCGAAGCGGACACGGACCACCGCTTCCCAACCCGGGTCCCACATCGGTCGCGGCCGCAGGTCGCACACGCCCGACTCGTTGCGGACGAAGTGCTCCGCATAGCGCGGCTCGCCCTTGGTGATGCGCACCAGCGGCGTGCCGTCGTCGGCGTCCACGCCGTCGGCCAGGATGAACAGGGCCAGCTTGGCCCGGCTCATGAAGAACCCGGCCGTCTTGCAGGCTGAGATCATCGCGTTGCGGAAGGCCGGCGCCGGAATGCCTGCCCAGCCCTCGGTAGAGCGGTGGATGGCCTCCTGGTAGGCGCGCTCGAAGTCCTTGGGCTCGCGCTTCTTGCCCTTCTTGCTGGTCGAGCCGGCCTCCATCGCCGCGCGCATCTCAGCGCGGGCCCGGGCCGAGAACTTGTTGCCGACCAGTGGTGCCGTCCCCACCACGGTGAAGCTGGCGACCTGGAAGTTCGGCGCGGGAATCGTCAACTGCGCCACCTGTCCTTCATCACGCTTCTTGGCCATCGCAGTCACTCCTGTGCTGACTTGCTGACTCACTGAAACCTCTGCGAGACTGCCGGGGGCCGGGGGGACTCCGCTTCGACATCCTTGGCCATCCACGCAGCCCGGCTCCCCGGCGAAGATTCAAAGTCGTTCGACCACCCGCAGCGACTCGTAGCGGGTGAACCAGTCGCCCGTCTGGCGGCAGCGCCGCAGGTCGGCCATCGCCTCCTCGTTCTCGCGTTGGGCCTGATCCAGAACCTGCGGCGCGATCCGCCACACGCCGCAGCGGAACGGCTCGCGCTTCTCGACCGCGACGATATGGACCGGCATGACGCGGCCCGAGACGGCGGCGATCAGCGCGCGATAGAACGCGACCTGGTGCAGGTAGCCGAAGGCGCGCATCGACAGTTCGAAGGTGTCGATCTCGTCGGCTGTCTTCAGGTCGACGATGCCGCGGTCTTCGACGGGATTGATCCAGTCGATCCGCGCTTGGCAGCGGTGCCCGGCGTACTCAGCACGGACCACGCCCTCGGCGACGCCGTCCGCGAGCAGTCCGACCGCGACCGCGTGTCCCTTCACTGCGGCCGCCATCTGCTCGACGAGCACCGCCTGCCAGTCCGACAGCACCGGCTTGTTCTGCTTCTCGGCCCATTCCGCGAACGCCTTCGTCTGCGAGCCGAAGGGCTGTCCCGTCTTCGGATTGATCGGCCCGCCGACCGCGAACTCGCGCTGGTAGCGCTCGCGGCCCTCCAGGATCAGCGCATGCGCTGCCCGGCCGATCAGGTACGCGGTTGTGTCGCGCTCGGGAACGAGCCCGAGTTCCTTTTTGCGGTAGAGCAACGGGCACCGCCGGAACTCGGCCAGGCCATGCGCCGTCAGCAAGTCTCTGCTCTTGGCGTGATAGACGTCCGCGGGCTCGCGGATGAGATGTCGAAGAACCTGCTCGAAGGCCATGCCGCCTGACTCCCGCGCGTTCGGCGTTGCCGCCCGCACGAGAAACATTCGTCACCGAGCCTTCGCGTTTGACCCGCGCGTCGAAAGTCACATGTCGGACACCTGTCGGACACGTGTCCGACACATCACTGACATGTCCCCGCCAGATCTGGACACCGTGTTGGACACGTGACTTCGTCCAGACACATTCAAGGCTGGAGATTTGTCCCTGCCGCTCGAAGCACGATCGCGATTGAAACGCCGAGAGCGTC